GTCCGGCAGAAGATCAGACAATTGAGCCAAAAGTTCTGCATAACGATCGTAGTTTGGGTTCAACATGCTAAGGTTTCCAGCTTGAGCGACCCAAGTGATATAGCGTGGTGTTGGAACGACCATATCGAAATTGCGGAAGCAAGCTTCAACAATGATATTGACCTCACCAGTGGAACCAGTACTAACACTTAATGGGTTCATGACTATAAAGATCAAAGTGCCATAATTACCATTAGCAACGTTTAAGTCGAAAGCAGGTGAATAGTCCGCTCTGTCGTCCATGTCCAAAGACATCATGTCTGTGTTACAGTACCAGGGTACAGGAAGTACCGCTGAAGTTGCTTCATTAGCATTTAAAAAAGCGTGTGGACCACAGAGTGCGGTGTTTATATAGTATCGGGCATCGTCAGGGTATGAAGGCAGCGGTGGCAATATAGCTGCTAAAACGCAGCCAGCATGTCCTATGGTGCCAGCCATAGATACATTTAGAACCAAATCGGGTCGACCTAATGCGGCAACTTTGAACATATTTACAAGCGCCTCATTGGATCTAGCTACATCTCCAGGGAGATACTTAATAGAAGATACCAATACACTGTATCTTCTATCAGACGACGAGAATTTGACACGATCAACAAAAAAGGGTCTATTGATCCACGGTTTGGGATCTACTCGGTACTCGTCTGGTATATCAGTGACAGGCATAAAAATATTATCCCTGCTATCAGTCATATCTACTATCTGCCTGGTAGTGACCGTAGCCACTTCTGTTTGTAATTTTTGAGATTCTACTGAAAAATCAGTATTGGTTTCTTTCATAAAAGAATTATCTACTACTTTAACTTCTTCACTAGTAATTAAAGATTTTCACTATTGCGTTTATTACTATAACGCATAAACTCACGTTATATGTGATGATCCTCGCTATCAATTTTGAGTTATTGATATTATAACGGTAAACTACCATCACACAGGCTATAGGTTGCCACCCTGACCAGCAAGGTTTTGTTTAAGCGGTTAACTCCGCTATGGTAATCTTATTCAAGATAATGGAAATCCTTACCCATATCGCGGAGTACGTCTAAATAACCACGATCATCGGATAAGATTGATAAAACACGTTGCACATCAAGAGAATCACCTGGTCTATATTTATCGAATAACTTCTTAAACTGTTCATATAATCCAGGACTATGCAAATAAGCTTCTACCAACACAGATCTAATCTTGCCAGGTAAGACTTCTTCAATGTCTTTACCACTATCCATCCACTGTATAGTTCCGAGTAAGGTTTCAACACTCAGACATCCAACATATTTTTTAAGCACTGGGTGATATCTGAAGTGACGCTTGACAAAAGTCAA